AACATCCATTGGTGCTATTGTCGGAGCTGGTAAAGATGTCGTAGCCGCAGGTGCTGCAGGTGTACCTCCTTTAGCGACTTTAACTGCCGCTTCAATTTGTGCAAGAGTACCTTTCCCTAATTGATTATCTGCAGCACCAACATTGTATCCTTTACTATTTAAAAGAGTTTGTAACTGTTGAATAGTGTAATTGGTTACCTTTGCAGGTGCAGGTGCGGGTGTAGCGGGTGCTTGTTCAGACAACATTCTACTTTTATGTAAATTTAATATTTGTTGTTTTTCACTTTCTGTTAAATATAATGATTTCATATTATTCTCCCATTGAATTTATATCGTATTTATTATTTTTTGTTTTATTTTCTATTGCCGCAAAATTATTATTCATAGTAATCAAATCAGGTAAATATGTTGCAAACCCAATTATCTTATTAGAATCTTCTTGACTTGGTATAATATTGGCCATATTTGCAAACATTAAATTAATATCAGCATTAAAAGTATTGTTAATTGTGAGACCAAAAAAATTACTTAATATATAGTCGGCAACTTTTTTTATTTCATTTTTATCATTTTCTAAATCCTTTACCGTTTTCTTAATATTAAGATTTTTATTATAAATATATAAATAATTGTTAGCTACAGATATTGAACATTCTTTTTTTGCACATTTTAAACTAGTTTTTAACTTTTCTCCAAAAGTATTCGTGTCATTAATTATTGGTGAAATTTTAAGTATATCTCTTAGTCTTTGCATTCTTGTATAATCTTCCTCAGGATTACTAGTATATTGAGCTGAAGTATCTTTTTTCATTTCAGCTGTTTGTGTAATCGCGTAACCAGAATGTGGGTCTATTTTTATTTTACCCGTTGACCCTTGGAAAAAATAACTTATCGCGTGTCCTATTTCGTGATATATTGTAGTATAATATGTTTCTTTGGTTGCATCGCCAGAAAAATTAAATACATTAATATATGTAACATTTGGTGTAGACCTTTTGGCAAACCCAAATGCTGTTAGTGCCGATTTAGAACTCTTTGCTTTTAATTCTTCTTCAGAAAAAAATATTATTGTTTTTTGACCACCAATAAATGTTAATAAATCTTTAATATTTTGGTCAGTTAATCTAAATTTACTTTTTAATTTATTTTGAACATCTGGTGAAGAATAATATTTAATAAAATTTTGTTTAGCTAATTCAGTCGCTTCATTTACTTTATTTGTAATTTCATTTTTTATTCTTTCTTGTTCTTCTTTAGGTTTATTAATAAATTCCTCCTTCCAAAATTCCTTACTACCTTCACTCTTATCAAACCCAACAGAGTGTTTAGATGTATCTTCGTCCGAATCTAATTGTTCATTTATTTTTTTTAACAAGTTTTCACTTAATGCAACAACATTACCTCTCTTAACATCAGCAAATGTATTAGTACTCGGTGATGGTGATATTGTTGTTGTTGCAGGTGTAGTAGTTGCAGGTGTAGTAGCTGCAGGTGTAGTAGCTGCAGGTGTAGTAGCTGCAGGTGTACCACCTTTTGCTGCTTTAACCGCAGCCTCAATTTGAGCAAGAGTACCTTTTCCTAATTGATTATCTGCTACCCCAACATTATATCCTTTACTTATTAAAAGTTGTTGTAATTGTTGAACAGTGTAATTGGTTACCTTTGCAGGTACATTCGCGGGTGGTGTTGTTGCTCCCGCAGCAGGTACTTGTTCAGACAACATTTTACTTTTATGTAAATTTAATATGTGTTGTTTTTCACTTTCAGTTATGTATAATGATTTCATAACTCTTATTGTTTGTTAGGTAATTTATTAATCGTATTATAAAGGTCATTTATATCTTGCTGAGATAATGAATTTCCAGTTCCAGTTAAACCGGCATTTGTTCTAAGTGTTGTTACTTGTTGGGGTGTAATTAATATTGAACCCATACCTGTTACAGGAGCTCCACCAGTTGTAGCGGTACTTTTAGTTGTAGTTGCTTGGGCTTTAGGGTCAACCCCCCCCTTAATTCTATTTATATCCGCTGGGTCACAATGCCAATCACCCATTACCTTTGTTGTCAAGTTCATATTTCTTCTATTACCAAACCACCTAAATCCTCCACCCTCATATGCCATACTACCATCACTCAGTGTAATTGGTGTAACATTATTTGATTTACTTACACAAGGATATTGTGCCCAATCTTGAATTGTTTTAGCAATACTCGCAATAGAACCACCAATGGCTTTTATACCTCCTTTACCACTAGAAGCTTGAGCCTTTGCTGTAGCCTCTTTTGAAGCTTCAATAGCTTTCATCAATGGGAATTTAACTGTATCAGTCCAATTTGTGTCTTTATATATCTCTCTTGTAAGGTCAGCGAGTAAACCGATGTTATAAATATCTTTATATTTTGTCATAACACCACATAAATCAGGTACTGTCGGAATTTCACCTAATGTTTGTTTAATACCTGCTCTACTTTTATTTGTAGCATAACCATCCAAGCTCCAATAATTAATAAATTCGTTTATTTTTTTTGCAATATCCATTAATTGTCCACCATTTAATGTTGGTTTACCTGCACCAGTTGAACAAATTTGAGTTATAGTACTATTGAATGCTCCCCTATTAATACCACTACCAATACTTGATATTAATCCTATCGCTCCCCCAACAACAGCACCAACTGCAGTACCAACCACAGGAACTACTGATCCAATTGCTGCGCCTGTGGCTGCCGCACCAGCTGTTGCATAAAGTGCACTACCAGCTGTTTGTTCATTCATCAAATATTGTTTTCTTGTACTACTTTCGTGTAGATTTAATATTCTATTTTTTTCTTCTTTGTCTAAATAATATAATTTTTTCATAGTTTGAATATTTTTATTATAAATATCTTTAATTACAAAAAAAACCATAAAATTCTATTACTCTTTTTAATATTCTCAACACCCCACATTGGTTGTAAATTATTCAAAGACCAACACTCTTTAAACTCTTTATCATCCACACTTTCAAATACAAACAATGATATTGGTTTTATATGGTCAATATGCCATTCACCATAATTCTCCCAAGTCATACCATCAGTAAATTGTTTCTCTAAATGTTCTTTTAAATCTAATGCGGAATACCCTACCATATTGAAATAGTTGGAATACTTATCCAATTTGTTTTCTTTTAGAACAATATAGATTGCTGTTCTAAAATTAGATATTAGTTTGTAGATTGGGTCAGTGTGTCTCTTATGTTTTTGGTAGTTACGTTTTTTCTCTCTATGTTTGTCAATATTCTTTTCCCTCCACTCTTTATGATATTCATTAAGTCGGTCTCTATTTTCTTTTGACCACTCTTTATGATACTCATTTTTTTTATCTTTATGCTTATGACAATTTCTTTTATATGAAGCATATTTTCCACCTTTAAACTTTTGTCCAGGTACTCCAACTTTAATATTATTTTCCTTAAGTACTCGTAAAACAATATGTCTTTTTATACCCAATTTATCGGAAATTGATGGGCTACCCAACATTTCATCGTTGTACAATCTGATGATTTCATTAATCGTTCTGTTATCTAATTCTATTCGTTTCATATATTTTAAATATAAATAATATAAACATAAAGTCAATTATTTAAATTTAAAATAAAAAAAAGAGGGACAAAAACTTGTCCCTCTCGTCATTTTTTATTAAGATTTACTATCTCAATTCTTGTAAGTCGAATGTTCTAACACCATCAACTGTAATTCTCGCATAGAAGCGGTTGTTCACCATTTTTTTCGCGTATCTAGTCATAATACCCTTGATAGGAGTAAAGTTGAATGGATTATACATTGTTGGAGTTAATTGAAGTGGAACATACGGAGCGTAGATGTAACCAGTATCAAGAAGTGAAGTACCTTTATGTCCGATTAACACTTGGTTAGGTGGGAAGTAAGGGTCACGATATACTTGGTATCTACCAGCTAATGTACCTACTCTTTCAATACCCATGTTGTATTGGTCTTGCTCAGGAGAAGCATTTGATACGTGGAAGTATTCCAAGTCATCAAAGATTGCAGAAACCTCAGAAGAAACAACAATCCAGTTAGCACCACCTCTAAGAGTTGATTTGTGGATTTGAGCAGAAAGTTGGTTGATAGCTGTAATCAACGTTTGATTCCAGTCTTTTTGAGTGTAAGAAGTTGTTTGAGCAATTCTTCTCCATCCGTTGTAATCCCATCTTAGATTCCAAGCGGCACCTTTTCTAAGGTCACGAAGGATTTCTCTATCGATTTCAGCTGCAACTTGCTCAGAAAGAAGAGCTGTTAATTCAGCTTCAGCATCAATGTTATGGAATGCCGCAACGTCTTGAGCTAACTCAGGAGACCATTGAGCTCTAAGTTTTCTTTCAGAAACAGAAACAGTAACTGATTCAAGGTCGAAAGAAACTTCACCGATTTTATCTTCAAATTCAAGTTCTTCGTATCTTCTCCAAACAGCTGTGAAAGATGTTGCAGAAGCCGCAGAGAAAATAGTTGTTCCAGTGTAACCATCTAAAGAAGAGTCACCACATGTTGCACAAGCAGGACAAGATAAGTCAACTTCTAAGTAGATACAACCTTCAGGGTCACAAATGTTGTCAAATGAACCACCATTACCTGTACCAGGGAATGTAGTTTGAGTTCTAGTTGAAGTTGGATTAACAATTGATTTACCATATTGTTGAGTAACAACTCTGAATAATAAGTTAGGATAAGTTGAAGTACTTAGACCCATTGTATCACAAGGTGTTGTACTCGCAGAAATACCAGTACCTCTGATGATTCTTAAGTCAGATAAGAAAGTTTCAGAATCAACCTCAGCACCATCAGGACCAATTAGTTTACCCCAACCAGCATAACTATTCCATCCACAAAGTTTCATAATAAGTTTTCTAGTTTCAGTTTCTTCAGTGATTTGATAATCAACTAAAGCACCATTAGACCATTTTAATAAAGAAGTACTTTGTGTTAATGCTGACCAACGACCTTTTGAGTAGTCAAATAGACCAGCAGGTTCTAAACCAGCTTCATTACCTTCGTAGAATAAATCGTAAAGATTTTTTGTATAAGTAGGGTTATAGTCACCACTACCTGTAGTATAACCAGCATTAGGGTCACCAGGATAATAACCTGGACTACCTATAGGAGAGTAATGGTCGCCTGATGATTGTGGGTAACCATTAGCATTGATTGTACCACCAGAATAACCTTGGATTTTAGGTACGAAGTAGAACAATTTACCGATAGGTAAGTTCATAGCTTGTACAGATACGATATCGTTAGCTAACAATTTAGAGAAAACTCTTCTTACGATAGGGAATACAACAGTTTCGAATGAACCAGATGACCCATCAGAAGTTGCTTCGTTAATAAGGTGAGAAGCTTGGTTTTCATATAACTGAGCTACGTTTTCTTTTAGGTGGCCTTTAAGACCTTCAAGGAATCCTAATCTATCCCATTTGTTAATAGTATCTTCTTTGATAACTTTAAGGTGTTTCAAACCAATGTTACCAACAAGACCGCTTTCTAATAATGCTCCCATTTTGTATTTGTTTTGTTTTTTTGGTTTATTTTATTTTAATTTTGACATCAAATCCTTCATTCTCAAGAATTGAGGATTTTCGTAAGTTTTTGATTCAATCAAATTAATTGCTGAACCTGTTGATGGTGATTTTTGTATTGTTCTTTCAACAGATTCGTTAACTTGTTGAGTCTTAGTGTGTGATAATTCGTCTTTAATTACTTTGTAAAGATTTTTAGATTCTTTAAGAGTTTCTACACCATCAAATCTTTTTAGAATGTTAACTTTTTCTTGTTTTGAAGTTGAATGTTCAGTAAATAATCTAGTTGCGTACGCCAAGTTTGAATTGAAGATTGCAACTTCATTAAGTTTATTTCTAAAAATGTTTAATGCTTTTCTGTACTCTTCATTTTTTTCTCTAAGTAAATTTAATTCTTGTG